TACACTAAAATTGCCTATTGTTTCCAAAGATTTACCAAATAAATTGGTACTTCTTAGATTTTCTGCTCCAAAAAACTTGGCCATACCCTTTCCTGTGGCCGACAAAGTATTATTGAAACCTAACAATCCACTAGAAGATTGAATAAATTGACCAGCAAAACTTTTAGCTTCTTTTGTAATGCCAGTTAAACTTGTAAGAAATTTATATGCACCATCTGTAGTGTCTTTATATAATTTCTTTATTTCATCTAATTTTTTTAATGCTTTTTCAACACTTTTATTATTTAGTTTAAGTTCTTTTTCTTGTTTTTTATATAATTCTAAAATTTCTTTAAGCTGTTCTATGGCTTCTTTAGAAATAATATTATGTTTTTCTTGATTTTCTATTTCCAATTCAAGAAGTTTTATATTCTTTTCTGTTTGTTGTGCTTTTTTCTTGACTTCACTAGCAGATTCTTTAGTAAAATCGTTAGTTTCACTAAGAATCTTATTATATCTTAGAAGTTGTTCTGAAAGAATGGAATATTTCTTAATAGCCAACTCTGCGTTTTCTCGCAAAAGAGCTATATTTTTAGGATCTAAAGGTATATTTTTACTATCATCTGCCATTACTTATGCTCCAACATAAGTAATTAGCATTGAGGGAAAAATTGTATGAGCAGATACGATAACAGAACAATTGTTAAAAACGACAATGAACAATATAAAGATTATTTTGATGACAGAGGAGTAAAATTCATCAACCATTATACTCTTGCTAAGTTGAAATATCCAACCGACGAACAGTTGAATAAACTCAACATAATAAGATATAAATGGAAAGTAGAAGATAAGTATTGGAAGTTGGCTGTTGAACACTACAACAATCAATATTATTGGTGGATTATAGCTTGGTTCAACAGAAAGCCAACTGAAGCATATATTAAGGCAGGAGATATAATCTATATTCCGGGTTCATTAGAACAAATACTGGAATATTTAGGAGTGTGATGACTGTTCCTTCATTTTCTTATCAATTTCTTCAAGCATTTCTGTAACATCTTCAAATATAAAATCTCTCATCTTTGTTGGTATATTATAAAGTTCTTCTAAAGTCCACGAAAAGTGGTGATATTTAATTCGATTAATTTGCTTATAAACATTAAGCATATAATTATGGTCTATACCAAAAAAAGTTGACATCTATATTGATATTCAATTCCTCTTCGTGTCCACAATTTGGGCATACAAAATCGTGCACAGTACGAATATCGGGGGAAACAAATTGATAGGCTTTCAAGAACTCAGAAACATCAAGAGCACGTAGATTTTGTATTTCGTTCACAAGTGCTTGACCTTTGATACCATTAATTCCAACTATCAAAGTTCTTAGTTCGTTGGTTCTATTGCTCTCTGGTAGATTGTTCTTGGCTCTGGCTTTGGATAATTTCAGTACTTCTTGTTCTGATTCAACAGTTCCAACAATAAATTCAATTTCTGTTCCAAAACGTTGGGTTTTTATTACAAACGATTTATAACCTTCTAGATCTTTAAGTTCGATTCCTTGCTCTGTCATTTCCTCTTCGGAAGGAAAATAGTGGAATTTACGACTCTTTTCTAAATCTATAGACAGATTTGTAATTTTTTCCAAACAGTTTGGACAAATTAATCTTGGATTATACATTGGACCGTGCATATTTATTCTAGTTTGATAAGCAATCGCATTTCTATCACCTAGTAATAATTTTTGATAATTGATCGCAGGATTTCCAAGAATATCTTCGATCAATTTATCAATTGCTATTAATTTATTGATATATGTGCGATTCAATAAAATATCTTGATGTCTGGTTGTGGGGTACTTTATTTCAACTTGTTCCTGATTATATAAAGGACTTGTTGGGTGATATAATAATCCTTTAGATGGAAGTTCACAAGGTTCTGAATGTGCAGGAAGAGAGTTATTTTGTTTTGGGATCTCTGCGATTGAATCTGGGATATTGTCTTGCTTGATAATGGGAACAACTGGTACCGACATTTTATCACTATTTTTCATATTTTATCCTTTTTAAATGAATATGGGTGGACTGATATCCACCCAATTATATTTTGTTATGTGTTAGATGTTAAATTATAGTCTGGTAAATTCTGCCCAGTCATATTTAAAGGTAAGTTTGATATTGAGAATATTAGCTTCTGCCATATTCATATCTCCAGGAGAAATATTTTTTATCCAAGCATTTCTTAAAATCCATTGATCAATTGGATTACCATCCCAATCTACATTCTGAATGCCAATTTGTCCAGTTGCATCATTGAAACGTCTTTTTGAAAAAGAACGTACATAAGGATTACCTGGATCGGTGCTAGCTATGGCATTTGGAAACTCATAACCAGCTTCTCTAATAATATTCATAATAACTTCTGAAGTATTGGGATCAACAGCATCTACCAAAGTCATTGTAACATCTTGCCAAGTCACCTTTCCTGGGTACCAGAATTGGTGACTAATAAAATCTACTTTTGCTTCGCCGACATCTGCTTTTGGTAAAGTAACATCTTGAATGCTAAAAACTGGTAATTGTCCCAAAATTAAAAATCTATTAGTTCGTTTTGGTTCTCTATTAATATCACCCCACATTTATTATTTCTCCTTATTAGCTGGTAAATTCTACACCACTATCTGTAATTACAAAATCGATGTAAATTTTTTCTATTGCTCTTGCTGGTTTAAGATAAATTTTTGCATAGAGTGAATTTCTATCAATCATTTCTTTGGTTGTAGTTGTTTCATCAAGAATAAGTTTATATTCTGACAAACCAAATCTTTGCTTGATTGAAGCCAAGAAAGGTTCGACTCTACCAACGAATTTATCCCAAGTAGCTCTAACGTTTTGATCAAACAGAATATTTTCTGCTTCTTTCTTAACTTCGTACTTGATATAGTTCATCATTCTACGGACATTAATTCTATTTAAAGCTGATGTTTCACTTGCTAATAGAGTCTTTTGTCCATATACTGTGATACCCATTGTTGGGAACATTGCAATAGGATTGATATTGTAAGCATATAAACTATCACGATCGTTCTTGAATAGTCTTTCTCTTACACCAACAATACTTAGACCTGAGTCGCCCTATGAAAGAGAAGCTAGAACATTGCCAGCAGGAGCTGTCCACAATTCTTTCTTATCTTCAACGTTACCAAAAACACCAAGCATCGGAACTGAAGGTGGAATCCAAATATCTTTTGAACTATAAGAATCTCTCATTTTGACCCAAGGATGATAACAACAAGCATAACTTGAATTATCTCCACGAGATTTCATATTAGTTACAACATTGTCAACCGAACCAAGTCTTAGAGATTCGATACTTGATGTTTCTGAAGTTGGTTGATAGCCACCCTTGACATCAAATAAAGCAAAACAGTCTTTTCTATTTTCGCAATTATTCATTAGATAAGTTGTAAGTGATTCGTATGTTATACCAGGAATTGTTACAATATTGCATTCAATATATTCTGCATCGCCCATCATATCAATAGCACGATGTAAGCTGTTGTATGCATAATTTGTTGATTCTGATTTACCACTTAGTAAAGTATTTCTGAATGGTTCTGCTTCTTTAACATCGAAACCATCAAAACCACCATAAAGTGGAGCTGTGAATCTGTTGAAGCCTGCTGATAGAATATAAGCAAATCCACCAGAAACAGCTGTACAAGATGAGCCGGCAGCTCTTGAACCAGAAGTAAATGTTGCAACACCAGCAGAAACTTCTAAATCATCAAGAGTAAAGACCCAAGATGGTTTAGTATTTGTACCACTGGCATCATATGAATCAACTCCGTATGGCTTATTACGAATCAAATCAACATAAGAATCATCAAATTGTGTACTTGAAAGTTTCTGCGTACTTGCACCAAAGTATGCCTGTTTATTGCTTGGCAATGATGAATCTGATGAATCATCTCGTAATGGAATAGTTGGGAATACATAACAACCTTGCCAAGCTAAATTGGCACCACAAGATAAAGCAATTGTATCGCTTGTATCTAATGTACGAGGAATGTCGTCATTTGCTTTCACAAAAACGTGAGGTTCTGTTGTTCCAACATCATTTTGTTTTGTAAAAGCAACGGTAGCACCACTCATTACTGTAAAGCTTTGATATACTGGTGGTCCATATACACCAAAAGGTAGAAGGGCAGGATTCTCGGAAGCCTCTTCTAGTGAAGGGTTCATTTCAACACGAATATACTTAGATATATTTGGATTCACACCATATTCTATATCAACTTTATTTGTGTAATCCCAAACCGTGTATGTGTCACCAATTCTTCTTGCAATGTAATCTTGGCTTACTGGATTCAAATTTAGACCAGTATATCTTTCAAGAACTTTTGGTGCTCCATCTGAATCATTAGCAGATCTTACAGTTACTGTAAAAGTGCCGTAAGGCTCTTCGTTACGAATTGGAGCTTTGATGTCTTCAATTGAAATTTTTAGATTTCTTTGTTCCCATTCACCAGTTTGTAAGCCGTGGAATCTAAATAGTTTTGTCATTCTTTCTGGACTGAATGAATTGGCAGAACCTGGCTCAACAATATTTAAATCTTGACTAATAAACCAACCAGTTTTTGGTTCTTGTGTACCATATCTAAAATTGGCACCATCATAGCTACCAGAAGCTATAGCACCAATGAAGCCATAATTTAAACCTGCTGCCGAACCTGTAACATATGTCGCAACAGCTCGTTCAAACGTTTCACCAAGCCAATAAGTTTTCAAATTATCTGTTGAAGTAATTGTTGAATTACAGAGTGTTGGGTTTGTGTTAAAAACTTTTCGTATAAATTTATCTGAAGTTGGACTAAAGTTGAAATTTGTTTTCTTTACAATTGTTCCAGCTGAATTTCTAATAACGGCCGAAAATTCTTGATAAGCACCTTTGCTAGCAATTAGAGCAGCAGCCGCATCAATATCGGTAGCACTATTTCTATAAGCACCAGAAAGAGTAATTGAACCTTCATTGAGATAAAAAATAGCACCAAGTGTACCAGTTAAAGCGCTACCGCTGTCAATAAGAAATAGGCCAAATGCTCCACCATTTTCAGATTCTGTTGCATTTGGAGTTGTTGTGGTACTCCAACCAGCTTTGCCGGTTGCTGTTGCATTATCGTGTTCATCTCCTAATAAACGAATAAAAGTAAGAGGAGAAGTTTTACTTAGATAGGCCTGTGCAGAATATGCGCCATATGTTGGGCCAACTACATTTCCCTCTCTCCAAGTATCTCCATAAACACCACCAGCATTTGGACTACCAAAAATTTGGATGAATTCATCCATTGATTGAACTTGGACAGCTCTAAATGCCGGACCTCTTGTAGCACGCCCAATAACTAGTGGACCAACTTTTCTTCCACTAGCAGGCAAGCCAGAGTTGTCAATTTCGTATGTTTCAACTCCGGGACTTATCATAGAGTAATTTTTAGCCATAATTAAACTCCTATCTTTTTAGACTATTTAACCATCAAGTATAAATAGTAGAAA